ATATGCCACAATTTGATATTAATAGTCTTGGTTTTGGTGGTAGCACTGCTAATGATACAACTGACATTAACAATCCAGAAAATCCTGTAGTTGAAACTACAACTGGAGAAGCTACTGATTTGAATAAAGAACCTGATAAGAGTGTTGATACTACAACTCAAGAAACAGTTGAAACTACTAAAACAGAAGAACCGGCTGACAAATCAGTTGAAGAAAAACCTATTGAATATGCCGAAGGAACTGAAGTTACTATTGGTAACGATGTTTATACCTTTGATAAAGATGGCAACCTGGTCGACAAAGACAATAACGTATTTAAAACAAAAGACGAAGTTGCAGATTTCTTTAAAGAATTTACAGTTGAAGAAAACAAAGAACAAAAGCCGTCTTATGATTTAGAAACAGTTCATAGTCTTCTTGGAGTTGATGTTTTTGACGAAAAAGGCAAAGCAGTTCAATTTGAAAATACAGAAGAAGGTATTAAGAAATACGTTGATGCTGTAATGGAAATTAAGACTGATGAAGCTGCTAATGCTGGTGTTAATCAATTATTTGAACAATATCCTATTCTTAAAGACTTCTTAACCTATTATGTTGCTAATGGAAATTCAGCTGTAGGTTTTGACCAAGTAAAAGATAGAAGTGCTATTACTTTGGATGAAACTAATGAAGCACAGCAAGAAGCAATTATTAGAGAAGCTTATAAAGAATTTGGACGTGGTGGTAATGTAGACACCTATATTCAATATTTGAAAGATACCAAACAACTTGCTGCTGTTGCTAAATCTGAACTTGAATCTTTACAAAATGCTGACGCAGCCCGTAAAGAGGAATATGATAGAAGAGCCGCCGAGCAACAACAACAAGCTCAAGAACAAGAGATTGCTTATTGGCAAAATGTTCACGATACTATAAGCAATCGAGTAATTGGTGGTTATAAAATACCTGAAACTGTAGTTATTGAAAGAGATGGAAAACAAGTTGCAGTTACTCCTGATGATTTCTTTAACTATTTGTATCAAGTAGATAAAGATGGAAATTCTCGTTATATGTATGACCTTGCTAAGCAAGACCCAAAACAAAGATTTGATGATGAAATTCTTCGTGCTTGGCTTACTTATACTGGCAAAGGTTATAATAGTTTGATTGATATGGCTGTTGCAAATAAACAAGTAGAAAAACTAAAACTTGTTGCAAACAAGAATAAAGGTAATAAACAAACTATTTCTATTAAGAAACCTGCTAAGACTAATAACAAAGTTGATACAGGTTCATTTGGTTATTAATTTAAAATTTATTTTTTATGCAATCACTAAGAGTTTTAGAAACTGGTAAGTTTGATGACAGAGGTTATTCTAATGAGGAATCTATTGCTTATTTGCAATTAACCAAACCTACCGAAATTAATAGTTTTTTGACTTACAATTATGGTAAAGACGACGACCGTTTTCCTTTGATGTTTTACACTGAAGGTCAAGGTTCTAAAGGTTCTACTGAAGTTCCTACTATTCAATGGACTTGGGACACTATGGGTCGTATGAAATTTACTGATTGTGTAGTTTATTTTAATACTGCAATTACTCAGCCTGGTCTTGGTGGAACTGAATTTGAAGTTGAATTTGCTTCTCATTGGTTCATTGAACAGCATGGCGCTATTGGTCCTGATGGCAAGACTATGGTTCGTATTCAGAAAGATTTAGGTGAAGGCATTCGTGGTTATCGTTATTTGTTTCGTCTTGATTCTCCTAATCCTGATGCTTTTGTAGACCCTGCTCTTCTTGCTGTAGGTAAGTATTGGAGTTTGTCTGCTCCTACTGTTTCTGAATCTTATTCTAAAGGTAACCGTAGTAATTCTATGGGTCCTGGTAAGATGACTTCTCAACTTGAGAAATATCGTTTCAGTAAGGAAATTGCTGGACCTCTTGCTAATGTTGTTACTAAGTATCAGTTTGAAAATGCTAATGGTAGTGGTACTACTAATCTTTGGATTAACGAGGAAATGCGTCAGTTCAACCTTCATATGCGTGTTATGAATGAAGAGCGTCTTTGGACTGCTAAATATAATCGTCTTCCTGATGGTACTATTGCTATGAAAGACCACGATAATGGTAAACCTATTGAACGTACTGCTGGTATGTTGGAAATCTGTCGTGAATCTAACTATGATACTTACGGAGAGTTCTTGACACTTAATAAGTTGGAAAGAACTATCGGTGATGTTCTTGATAGAGATACAGAAGATACTGCTGACAAGAATGTTATTCTTATGGGCGGTAAAGGTTTCATTCGTGACTTCGATACAGCTGTTCGTATGGATGCTAAAGATAATGGTTTCCTTACTCCGCTTGGCGAGAAGATGATACAAGATAATGGTGATGGTCTTGCTTATGGTAAATATTTTAATAAGTATAAAACAGTTGATGGTTATATCATTACTGTTGTTCACAATGGATACTTTGATAAGTCTACTATTGCTGAAGCTGCTAAACAAAATGGTATGATTCATCCTCAATCTGGTCTGCCTATTACTTCTCACCGTGCAGCTTTGATTGATATGAGTTCTTATAAGGGACATCCAAATGTACGTATTGTACATCGTAAGGGTGATAATTATAAGGCTAAAGTTTATAAAGGTATGTCTGATGTTCCTGCATCTTGGGGTCTTGGCAACGATACTACTCTTATTTCTACTGACGTTGATATGAGTTCATTGGAAATTATGGGTACTATTGGTTTGCAAGTTGATAATACAACTAAGATGATGTTGTTGGAATGTGTATTGTAATTAATTAAAATCGAAATTAATATATGGATAACAAATTCAATTTTAGCGGTGCTACTAATAAACCGAGTGATGCGGATAGTGCTGTTAAAGCTAATGTAGAAAATTTACAATCCCCCGTAAAGGAAGAAGAGCAAGACAAAAGCTCTTCTTCTTTTAACGAAGAATTGAATGAAGAATATGTTTATAAAAGAAGTGTAACTATTGTTCCTGTTACTAATTATTCTCTTTATAGACGAGTTAATAGTAAATCACTGCCTAATCGTAGAGATTCTATTGGTTCTTCAGTTGCAAGTTCTAGAATCCTTTCTAGTAATAAAAATGAAGTTGAAGCTTATTTTCCTGCTATTATTGGACTTAGCCCTAATCATCCAGATTTTGTCTTCAGGGTTAAAGCATGGTTAAATAATATCAGTGTTGTCGTTAATGAAATTGGAGTAACTTTTGATACTTCTTTTAGATTTAGAAGAAAAAGAGATTTCTTTGCTTTTAAAACTAAATACGACGCAATCGAGGAATCCTATGAAAGAAACAAAATTGGAGGTCTTGATAAGTTGCAAAAAGCACTTGAAATTAAGATTAACGATTTGAATTTACTTGAAAGTACTTTGTGGCAATATGGTACACCTATTAATGTAACTGATTACTTGCTTTATAGACATTGTTTGTTATACACTCATGTTGCTAAAGATTCTGCAATTATTAATAGTAGTTCAGAAGTAAGATTTTACATTAAAGATGATAACAAAGAAATTGAGTTGCAAAATAAACTCCGTCTTTCTACTAACAACGCAAAAGTTAATTTTGTTAAGTTGCTTAATGATGCTAAACAATTTAAAAATGTTTATATTCTTATGGCTGCTCAGCAAGGTAGAAATGTTGCGATTGCAATTAAGAAAGATATTACAACTCAACAAAATGAACTTGACCATTATAGCCAAAATGAACCAGACAAATTCAACAAGTTATGTAATGATAAAGATGCAGAACTTAAAGCAACTATTGAGTTGTTAATTGCTCATGGTGAACTTATTCGTTCTGTATATAATCAAAACATTACTAAGAGTGATGGTACTCTAATTGGTGCTAACATCAAAGAAGCTGTTGCTTGGTTCAAAGACCCTGCTAATACTGGAGCTGTTACCGCATATATTAATAAACTTACTTATATTTAAATAAATGGATATTGAACAGATGCACGTATACTTTAGAGAATATGCACAAGAAATGGGTATGCAAACTGTTCGTGCTATTCTCAAAGAAGATATAGATGTCTGTCTAAATACTGCCATTCTTGATAAAGTTCGTAAAATCATTGCAGAAAATACCGCTACTAATCCCAACGATAAAGTTGCAAGGTTTAATACCGATATTTCTGAACTTAATGGTTTACGAACTTTATTTCGTAGAGAGGAAGTTCAATCTCTCTCTTTTACGGGGGATGGAAAAGAAGTTAATCCGTATAAAGTATCTATTACAAACTCTAATGTAATGCTATATACAGCTTTCGATGTTGCGTATGATGATAATTTTATTTATAGTTGTCGTATCATTGGAAGTGATTATTTAGGCAGAGCACTAAGAGATTTTTGTCTTAGACCTTCAAAAGAAAGCCCAATCATAAATGTAGTTAGTGGAACGAATGACAATAATATTATTTGTACTATTTATACAGGTTATATTAAACATCCTCAACCAACTAAACTTTTTTATGATTATATCAAATATCCTGCTGAAGTATTTTATGATGAAGAAGGAGAAGGTGCTAACAATGTAAATTGTGATTTACCTGATTATCAACATAAAGATATTGTACGAGATGCAGTAAATATTTGGTTAATTAGTGTTGGTGCTACTAGTGGAAGTCAAAGACAAAACAATTAATATTGTTAAACTATTAAATTTAATTAAGTTATGAGGCAATTTATTTTAGCCGGCAATTGTGCCTATGGCAGCAATCTTGCTAGTATGTCTGATGGGCAGCTTGCTTTTACTTATTTGAATAATGGTGTTGAAACTATTATTACTGATGGTACTGAGAAATTCAAGTTCTTTAATTTAGTACTTGCTCGCAATAGTGCAAGTGGCGATGTTATTCTTCCTATGAGTCGTAAGCATTTGTCTTATGTTAAGGGAACTTATAATGCTGCTACTACTTTTGTTGGTACGGTTACTATTGATGAACCTACTGAGTTCTCTGATTATACCATTATTGTAGTTAAGAAGGGTGTTCGTTTCAATGAACGTAATCGTTGGACTGCTACGGTTCATACAGGTTTGAATCCAGATACAGATACTCTTGGAACTGCACTTGCTAATCAAATCAACAATAATACAGTTGGTCATGGTCTTACTGCTGCTTATTCTAACGGTGTTATTACTTTGACAGCTACTACTGCTGGTGTTGATTATGCTATCGTTCTTGGAGATGCTGCTCATGAGTTTACTGTTGCTGTTACTACCGCAGGAACTCCTGCTTATGGTGATGTAGCATATATTAAGGATTTGGCTAACAAGGCTGCTGCTGATGCAGGTTTCAAATCAACTGCTGTTGAGGGTTATGCTGCTTTCCCAGATATTATTTATCCTTTAGACCCGCTGAAGGCTACAGTTAGTCCTGCACCTACTTATACAATCTATACTATTCGTTTCACTGAACCTCGTCAAATGGGCCAGGCTCGTAATGATGAAGTTCATCAGATTGTACAGATTGCTATTCCTACAGGTGCTGCTTGTATTGCAACTATTGATACTATTCTTGCT